CTTCTTCTTCTAGTATCTCGGCATATGCCTCTTCAAGGCGAACTTGCTCGGTGATTACGCGAGCAGATACTGCAGCCTCGAATAGAGTAGAAACTTTCTCTTTGAACTCTTCAGTGAGATCCTGTCCTTCAAACATATCTTCGACGTCTTCTCTAACAGAGATCATAGGCATTGGCATATTAGCTGTTGGACCAGATTTGCCGACTGCGTATGAGCCCTTCATGCGAATTGACGCCTCGTTGCTCTTCTCATTTGAATTAGGTGAGAGATAAGAAGCTTCCTTGCCGATGAGAGCCATAGCCTGATCGAAAAATCTCGTGCAATCGTCTTTACTCATGCCGGCCATATAACCGGAGAGTGAGTTCATCATGCCGATCTTAGAAGCTGAGAGGGCCTTTGGATCGCTGACTGCGCGAGCTGCTGGGTGTAGCGAGTCCTCAGCCGAGGTTCCTTCGTACATCTGAGCTTCTTCAGCGGAGATTTTTCTCTGCTTTGACATAGGAAGCGATGCTCTAGTTTCATCTTCGCGTTCTTGTTCTTCTTTGTTGCGAGCGTACTTATCAAACTTTTTAGCTTGATTTTTATAGATTTTCGAAGCTGCTGTGCCTGATTTGGTGCCATTATCGAGATCATACGCTTGTGTCAATGCTTTATGTCTAGCGCGCGCTGCAAGTTTCGAAGAAACTTCATTAATCTGAGCTTCATCGGCCTGTAGCAGTTCGTGCATTTCTTGGTTATCTTCTAAGTTTGACATTATGGTTTCTCCATTAGAACTTTGAATTATTTATAATAGATCAATCTTTGATAACTGCGAGTGCTGAAAGATAGTTCTCAAATATATCTAACTGCATCTGTTCAAGTTGATTGCGATCTGTGTTGTGAATTACTTTCTTCATGCTATTTAGCTTCTGCTCAAGCCACGTGTCTCTTACAGGATCATATAGCCAGTCCACGTTCTCCATGATACCCTGAACGAAAGCTCCAGGAGCCGATGGATCGGCCACGATGTCCGCTGCGGTGGCAAGACGGAAGTCAGCGCCGACTACCATGGCGCCGTCTTTACCTGGTGATAGAGATCCGAGGCCTCGCGACGAGACACCGAGACTCGCACCTGACTTCATCAGTCCCTTTGCGATGTTACCCATCGGTGTGTCGGTAAGCTTTGCCTTGCCGATGAAGTGATTGCCGTCTCTCTTTAGATCGATGATCATGTGCGACACGCGATCGAGATTGATCTGCGGGCCCTGTGGATGACCGAGCTCACCGTATGCGCGATTCTGCTTTACGGTATCTTTCATGTAGCGCTCGACTTCAGGCTCCATGACGTGCATTGGATACACGCGGCCGTTCTTGTTCTTCGTCTCGGCGACGAGAAACACACCCCTGATGTAGTGCTCTTTCTCGCCGGACTCTCTGGCCTCGGTGAGATACTCTACGCTCTCGACTAGTTCTGTGATGAGCTTCATCTTAGCTTCCTTAGTTCTTATAGGCTACAGCTACAGCGCTTAGTGAAGTATCTGTGCTGTTTGAAGTTAATATATCAGTCGCGCCTTTCTGCACAATTACAGCATCACCACCGACAATGGACATAGTCCAGTTGATATTAGTGTTTGTTGTGTCTTTGCAGGTTATTAGCGCTTTAGTAGTAACCGCAGAAGAGTGAGTAAGTCTTACTAGAGTGTTATTACCATACGAACTAAAAGTAGTAGTATTGCAACTTATTTCTGTGCCTAATGGCTTTACGATAGCAGACATTTTTATACCCTCGATATGTCTAGATTGTAAGCTGGAATTGTATTTACTGGTCCCGAGCGAGTGTAGTTCATCGGTGTATCTGCGGGAGCAGACTCATCTTCATCGTGATCGCCATAGACCATGTAGTCGTGAACAGAAGACACCATCTCTTTTGCCTGAGCGATCTTTGCCTGAACCCAAGGCTCGATGTGCATCTTGTCCGGCATGCTCATTACCAAGTGCATCGCCTTGTTAGAGAGAGCGCGAAGCTCTGTCTTGACCATATCGACCGCCTCGTCCTCGTATACGTCATAGGACTCTCTCATTGAGGGAGTATAGCTGCATTCGGTGCACATCATCCTACCTTCGGTCATCTTATAGTGACCTTTGCCGCACTCCTCGCACATCATCTTCTCTTTGATCATATGCTTGCCTCTAGGCATTACTTCTTCTTTAACGCCTTTCTTCTGCTTCTGCTTCATCAAGGCGGCCTTGGCAAGGTGCTTAGCCTCAGAGTGTCCACCCTCGCGCGTGTGTCTTACCGGCTTCTTGTCTGCGTCAAATGGTGCATTATCTATGTCTGACTTTTCTTCTCTAACAGCAGCACTGACTACCTTGCGACGATTCTTTAGATAGCTGTCGGTTGAATCTACCTTGCCGTCGTTGTTGATGTCATCGTCTTCTCTGCCAACCGGATCGAGTCGCAGCTGTCTGGACTTATTATAGCGATCTTTTGCACCGGCTCTTTGATTCTTAATAGAACCCAGCGCTTCATTAAATTCAGCTTCTTCATTGCGCTGCTTGGCGTAGTAAGCTGCGACAGCCTGCTTCATGCGCTCTTTTCTCGACTTGCCTGCAAACTTAGGGTTATCTGAGTGAACAAAGTCGTGAATCCAAGACCCGATAGGTGTCTTCTTGGTGAGGACCTCATCGATCTGCTCGATCTCTTCCTTGGCAACTCTCTTGCGAAGACCCGCTCGAGTTCCGGCAAATGTAGCAGAAACTCCCTGCGTAAACCTTGGATCGACTACCGCCGTCGTGCCTCTAGCCTTTTCGCCACCCCGCATGGCTTTCTTGATAGCGCCGCGAGGAATGTTAGATACTGTACCGGTCTCGATCTTATGGATCTTGTCTTTAGCACTAGCTACCGCCTGAGCTGCCAATGCTGCCATTTCAGCCTTAGTCATCTCGTCGATCTGATCAACTTCTTCTTTAAGTTTTGCTATAGCATCACCGATAGTTGATGAATCTGGCATTGATATAATTTGTTTGTATTTTTCTTTAGATTTTATAAAATCCGGATGATTTCTTTTCATATTATCAGGAATACCCATATGAGTATGAAATTTATATTCATTTCCTCCAAATGCAGCGTATACAGCTTTTCTATAATCAGGTTCATTAGCCTGCTGCTCTTCTCTTATGCCGAGCTTCTTTCGTATGGCAGCTTGATTGTCGGACGAAGAGCCAGGAGGTCCACCGATCTTATCATTTGGATTCATGCCACCGAGCGAGCTTATATCTCCAGGAGTTGGTAGAGCTACTGGACCACTGATGGTAGGCTGAATGCGCTTACTGACGTCTACTTCTTTGACGATCCTGCGGGTTGGATCGGCGCGCAGGGTACCGCGGTTTAGAACAACTCTAGTAGAAGTCTTGCCAGGAATCATCGAGCCGATCTGAGCAGACACGGCGTCTTTCTGATTTTGAGTTGCCTCACTCATATTACCTGCATCTCTAACTAGCTTTGCATCGCGAGCTGCTTTGGCTGCCTTATATGCATCGCTCTTATGCCACTCGTCGTTCTCTTTGTCGCGCTGATATCCTGCAGGATCATAGCGGCGCTTGATCTCTTTAGCAGCTCTATCCATAGAATCGTCTTGCATATCTTTAAGATCTTGAGCTGCATCTACTCTTTTTTGAAATTCTTTATCAAAATTTCTTCGAGTATCTACTACAGCATCGTTCTTAGCGTTGCTTCTAGCGATCATATCTTTTGTATTCTTCTTGACAGTTTCTGGATCATAATCATCTTCTTCTGAGTCGTCCGCTGCCTCGTAGACGTCTTGATCTTTGCCTCTCTTGTGACCGTGTCGTGGTTCTTTCTTCTTGTCGTCGAGTGCGTACTTGATGTTAGATGCAGAGTACAGATCAGGCCCGTTGCCCTTGCGGCTCGCCCACTTCTCTGTCTTGTGCTTGGCCACGAACTTCTGCTCATCGCCCATCTTTGGATCGTAGTCTACACCTGGGTTCGTGCCGGTTGAACCCGGAACTACCTTAGATGACTTCACGCCCATGAGGACGTCGCTGAGCTTCTTGGCCATTTTTATTCCTCTTCTCCGATATCTTCGTCTTCTTCGTCGCCCCAGTCGTCATCCTCATCTGTGTCTTCTGGATCATAGTCTGCGGCAAACATGCTCTGAGATAACTCTAGCTTTCTGTCGTCTACCGCAGCGGTGATCCGATCTAAGATCAGAGAGTTGAACACGTCGCCGAACTCAATTGGCTTCTCTGCAGCGCTGTAGTTGAGTAAGTCGCTTGCTGTATATTTATTATCTTCGGACATCTGAGTCTCCATTACTTATTTTTTGCTACTATCTGTGCGACCGACTTCAGCTCGGCCTCGTCTCTAAGTGATTTATTCTTCTTGTTCATGAGAAGATTATATCTAGCCTTTGCATTTGCGATCTTCTTCAGTCGAGCGCTATGCTCATCGTCAGGAGCTGCATTTGAGTCTAATCCGCCGCCCTGCTGTTGTCCATCTTCAGGAGGCGCATTGGGATCGGGCTGAGGCTGAGGATTGAATATAGGATCCTGCTGCTCCTGCATGATCTGCTGTCTGATCTCTTGTATTTCCTCGTCGGTCTGCATGAGTATGTGCTTTAGCGCCCACTCACGTGAGTAGAAAGTTCCTAGTAGAGGAGTCACTGCGTTGAACGTATTGATCCTGTTCGTGAGGATCTCAGAGTCCTTGAGCTCGGTGAAGTAGTTATCACCGGAGAAGATATACTTGACGTCGCCAGGTATATTCTTCCAGTCTTCAATCGTCATCACGCCCTTGAGTACCAGCTGCTTCCCGAGTATCTCGGTGAACATCTGCGCGAACTTTGCCCTCAGGCGAGTTACGAACCTGCCGAACTTGATCTCATCGCGTGTGATCTCAGTTGCCCTACCGAGCGAGAACAGAGCGTCGCTGTTCAGTCGGTTGATCGGAACGTTCAGTGTCTGATAGAGCTTCTTCTGGAAGTAGAGCACGTCGTCCATCTGACCGAGATTCTGACCACCGGGAAGCGTGGTAACTTCCGTACCGCGACCGCCCTCGCGACGGGGAATCCAGTAGTCCTCGAGCATCGTCATGAACTTGCGGTCGTCGCGAACCTCGCCGGTGTTGCCGTCGTAGATCAGGCGGTTCTTGTGCTTGACCATGATCTCACGAACGTACTGCTCGGCCTTCATCTTAGGGAGGTTACCGATGTCGATGTACCAGATACGACGCTCAGGTGCTCTAGCCAGACGATAGATGACCAGCGAGTCTTCCAGAGTGCGGAGCTGATTGAGGGCCTTGATGCCCTTGTGCATGTAGGAGAGAACCATCGTTCCCTGAGTATCCGTGAGTCCGGATGTAGTATAGACGATCGCGTCCTTTGCGATCTTAAGACCCGTGGTCGATGGACCTACCGACTTATTGCCGTAGTTGAAACCGCGGTCGTTGAATATGTAGTACTCGTTCTGTACTTTCTGGATGACGGCCTCGCCCTGCTCGCCGCCCTTGACTCTGCGCTTGCTGACTTCGCGAATCTTACGGATCTTACGAGGATCGATATAGCGAAGTTCCTTGATTCCCTCGCGTGGATTCTTCTCATCGATCATGACGTGATAGTAGAGTCGGCCGTCGATATACCAGCGGCGATAGATCTCATAGGCATGGCGTCCAAAGTCGAGGATATTGAGGCAGTTCTTGAACTCGTCGAGCATGACTTTCTTGATCTGGTCTGACACCTCGATGTCGTCTAGGACGATCTTTACGATATCGTCTTCCTCGATATTCATCGTCTCGTTGACGATCTCGTCGATGGCCGCGTCGACCTCAGGCTGCAGTGACATCTCGCGGTACTTGGTGACGAGCTCTGCTTCTGTTCTGATAGTACCGTCTAGATCTAGATAAGTTCCATAAGACCCCGTGGCAGATACTACCGCGGCGCCGTCGTCTTGCTCGGCGGGCACAAACGAGGGTCTTACCTCGCCTTCTACTTTTCGCTTAAATTCAAATCCAAAGAGTTCCGCCATTTATTACTTCTTTCAATTAAAAAGGGGCTACGAATAGCCCCTTTGTCTTGTAAGTTGAGGCCATAATATATATATACTTGCTTCAGATAGTTATATGCCTACTTGTCCAGCGTAGCGGTCGATGCTGTAAGGTGTAGCCTCGCCTGCCTGCGTTGGGATGAAGTAGTCGTAGGTAAAGTTACACGTAAAGCGCTCGATCTGGTTTGTATTATCCCAGCCAAGTGATATAGCCGAGATATCAGTTGGGAATAGACCGTGGAACTCATACTGGCGAATCACGTCGCCGCCCTTGCCGAACTGAGTGACGATAGTGCCGTCTGACTTATATCCAACCGCAGCAGATGGGCTCGTAACGAGTCTTCTGTTACCGGCTAGAGTATTAAGCGAGTTATGCCATGTCTCGAGTAGAGCGCGAACTGCAAAGTCCTCGTCGTTGATGACCGTGATCGACCAGTCTTGGAACGTGCGGTCGCCTGCCATCTTGATAGATCTTCCGAAGTATGGAATTGAGATAGAACCGATAGAAGAACCAGGAAGTTCTGCAGACTCGCAGAGGAAAGTTACCTTGCTTCTTGAGTTCTGATTTAGATTCAATCCGCCTGGTGTGGCTAGCTGGATCTCGAACAGGGAAGATCTAGCTCCCCCGTACTGTACGCCGCTGGCCTTGAAGTTATTGATATTAAAGGACATCTTTTTTCTCCCTCTTTCCTTTATTTATTAGAACTGGCCAACGACTTCGGAGAATTGAACACCTGTTCTTACAGCAACGAAGTTGAGCTGTATGAAGTTGATCGAGCGAGCAGGCTTGATATAGATATCGCCCCAGAACTCATTGCGATCAATTCTCTCAGGTGTGTTGTTCGTATCGTCGCAGACCACGAGGAAGTCAGTGATGCCGCGACGGCCCTTGATGTCCCTGAGGTATGGATTTACAAGGCTGGTAAACTGAGCCCTAGTGAACTGATCGTTGAACTCGAACAGCGTGAACTTGGCAGATGTCGAGATCGCCTTCTCGAGAACGATGAAGAGACGGCGAACGTTGATGCGGTCGAACGCAGAAGGCTTAGCCAGATGGGTCTTATCGCCGTACAGGACAGTTCCCTGACCTGGGAAAGACACCACCGGATTGACACCCTGAGGATAGAGCTGATCGCGAGCAGCCTTATTTGGATTGTAGGCGAGCTTGATTAGGTTCTTGATCTGACCGCGGTTGAAACCAGCAGGAGAGTACCATGGGTCTCTCTGGTTGTCAGTACGCACGCACAGACCAGCAGTATCGCCATTGAGAGGCACGTAGCGATAGATATCGTTGTAGCGATCGTACATGTACTTGTATCCGGAGTCCATGACTGCGTATGAGCTTGATCTGATCGCCTGACTGAAGGCGATGATGTTCGTCATCTCATATCCAATCTGATTCACTACGTCGGCGTAGCGAGGTGATACGAATACGATGCAGTCTTTTCTCTGCTCAGCGATATTGTCGATGAGATAGTTGGCGAGATTTACGTTTGTTGACTTACCGGTTAGAACAAGCGAGATGTCTATATTCTCAGCCGATGCATACAGATCGTAAGACCTCGTGATGTCAGTGAGAGGCATAGTTGTCTCATCGGCGCCGTTTGTTCCCTGCCAGAATTCATGCGTCTGAGGCTTGGTGAGAGAAGTTCCAGTAGCTGTAGCCACGCTTACTGCAGTATTAGATGGAGCACTGCTGTCGTCGTTGATCATGTACACGTACTGAGACTGCTCATTGATCACGTTCTTAACATAGATCGTCGCGCCGTCAGGAGACTTGGAGTCGGTAGCACGCGATAGGTGAGGGTACACCTCTAGGATAGTATTTGGAACACCGGTGATAGTACCGTCGTGGTCTGCTACTACAACGTGAATCTCGTCGAGCTGAGCACTTGTATTTGCGATCTGAGCAGCCGTGTTGCCGAAGTTCGCCACGTAGTTTGACCTGCCAGGAGCTTTATCTACGTTAGGTGAGTACTCCCAGTTGCGCTGGAATGTAGTAGTAGAGTAGTCAGCGGCTAGGCGATACGTATCGTAGAAGCTGATCACGAACGTGGTCCAGTTTGTCGTATTTGAATAACCAGTTCTGTATGAACCGTTTGAGTACGCGCCGTTCGAGGCCTGCATGTTGTTCGCTATTGCGTTGGGTGCAGTTATAGAAGATATCTGCAGGTACTGAGTTCCGATAGTCGAGTTACCAACTAGAATTCTATCCCCTACAGTAAGAGCATTGATTGCCGTTTGAGCTTGAGCATAGGTCTTTGTGATATCGCCTGATGCGCCTGGTCCAACTATCACTGTAGCTACGTTTGAGTTCTGAGCCATGTAGAAGACACTCGACGTGGCATTTGTCTCTGCTGCGTTGGCGCTCGGCACAGTAACGTTGCTCTGGAATGCATTGGCACCCTCGCAGACGGATATCTTGAGGGCATTTCCAAGGGCACCTGGATACCTGGCGACGTAGTAGAAGTCAGATGGGAATGTATAGGATGCATTGGCTACCTTCGCGATGTAGTCATCGTGGTTCTTTATGGTGCCAAGAGCTAGATTTGTATTGGTCTGAGCCGTGTTATCAGTAAAGCTCGCCATCGCAGTGTAGGCGACATTTGAGCCGGTAGTCGTGTTCGCTGAGCGAGTCACATAGAGTTGATTGCCGTAACCAAGGAAGCTGGCCGCGGTGAACCAAGTCTCTGCGTTGAATGTCGTGGGCTTACCGAATCTCGTTGCGAGTGTCGTCTCGTTGTCGATGAACACTCTCTCGTCGATTGGACCCCATAGAAAAGGCCCTGCGATTACACCCTGTGTTGTGGCTACTGCTGGGACGATAGTCGTTAGGTCAATTTCCGTTATATTGACGCCAGGACTTACTTGGAATGGCATGGGATGTCTCCTTTCATGCAGAAATAACTGATATGCTTTTGGATATTTATAACTTGCTCGTTCTCAACGCATCAGCCAGTTCGCCTGCTCACCCTCTATAATCATGTCTTTATCAGGATCAAACCCATCGTCCATGAATCCAAATGGCAGGAGATCTCCCATCATCTCCTCGTCCGTCTTTTCTCTGAGTCTCATGAGTGTATTTATGTCCGTCAGATCTCTAAAGTAGTTCTGATCTGACATCCATCCGAACAATACCAATGGCATAACTAAGTCATCATGTGCACCTGACTCAGCCTCGTAGCTCTCTCTTTTCTTAGAGAAAGTGGATAACTCTCGTATGGTCTCGAAGTCGTTTATTATAAGCTGGTTCTGCTCTATAAGCATCTTGAGCATCGAGCAGCCTACCGCCTTAACTGTCTTGGAAGTCCTGACTCCTCGCTCTTGTCCATGACCACCGAATCCGCTGGATATCTTCTTGCCCCTAGGAGTGTGTTCGGTATAGAGGATGTTAGGATACTCGAACTCAAACAGGAGGTCTCTCGCGACTTGATCGCCAACGTCATTGAGCTCGACTAGAACACCTGCGTTGTTATAGAGCTTGCATATGTTGTTCACGACGCTCGCATAGTCCATCGTCGTGATGACATTACTCCTATAGGTGCAGACCTGATTGTAAGGCATGGATGTCACGTCTATGATCTGGAAGCACGAGTAGTCAAGTCCCTTACCCTGTGAAACGTCTACTACACAGACGTAGTAGTGTCCCTTCTCTGGCTTTGCGTACTGACTGAGTCCCTCGTGCTGAGCCAAAGGCATCTGATACGTGAGCTCCTTGAGCTTCCAGCCTGCTATCAGGGTACCGGAAGAACCCATGAACTCGACTTCCATCTCCTGAGCAAACTTCTCAGTGTCGCCGTTCATACCAGATAGAACTTGCGCCTTCCACTCCTCATTGCGGCCGGGAATGTCGTACCACATGACCTTTATAGGATTGTAGCTATTTCTACCCTCGACGGCACCTATCCACGTCTTATAGAAGTGGTTCAAGCCGAGAGGCGTAGACACGAGCACCACCTTGGTCGTATTACCTGAAGTGATGGTAGGAAAGACCGACGTGAAGAACTCATCCCAGTTCTCGATGTGCGCGGCCTCGTCGATGAAGAGCAGATTGATGGTATAACCACGGATGGCGTCCGCTGACGTAGCGCCGGCTATAACTCGAGACTGATTCTCGAGCTCGAATGAACCCTTGTTCCACTCGACGACACCCTGCTGCAGCCACTTGGGGAGATGCTGGTAGGCCAGCTGCACTCGACCGAGGATCTCTCGAGCGGTGTCTCCTTTGTTGGCGAGAAGTGCCACTGTCTTCTCTGAGTGGAATATGATGTACCACAGTATGAACGCGCATGTGGTCGTCGACTTGCCGGCCTGTCGAGCGGTCGCTATGATCGTATACCTGTTGTCAGACATCGACTGCAGCATGTTCTTCTGGTAGTCGTACAGGTTGAAGTTTATCAAACCCTTGTCGACGTTGATGATCTTCATGTACTTCTCGGTGAAGTACACTACGTCCTGAGAGCACTTTAGGTACTCCTGTATTAGATCTGGAGTCCAGTCGACCGCGATGCCAGTTCTCTTGATGTTCGCGTTGCCGTTGTATCCCTTGTAGTTGGCAATATTGTCAACCATTCTTCATGTCCGCTATCATCTTCTGCAGTTCAGCGGTGCTGCCGACAAACATGTTGTTGTTTATGGTCTTGGCCTGAGAGCCGACTGGTCTGTCGGCATCGTTGAGCTGGCGTATGCTCTTCTGGATATCCATGAGATCTTTGTTGGCATCGAGTATCGTCTTCATGACGGTGGCCACAACCTCGTAGGCACGGGGATGCTGCGACTGGTCCGCTATCTGCCCGAGGTTCTGCATTGCCTCCATGCCAGTCTCGATCACCCGATATATGTTTGATCTTGCGTAGTCGAAGTCCTTAGTCGCGCTGTCGTCGTGCGCTTGCACCAGCATGTCATGAACTATGCCGTCTTTTACAAGAGGATTCATACCTAGAGCTGAGCTTATGGGATCATTGTTTGCTTGGTCACTCATTCTATCTCGTTCACGTTTATTACAAATCCAAAGTCATCGGCTATAGTTATCTGGTCTACTGGTATAGAAAGTGAAGAATTACCGGTAGGCATGCCGTTTGCAGTGAGACCCGGCTGTATGTGCACGTTATAGTGACTGAGTAGCTGAGTGTTGGCTGACTTGATCTCATCTGTAGTGGCAACGTAGAAGTTCGTGTTCGCGTACTTTATGATCTTGCTCGACTTGACTGGACCGTAGATGTATCCCTTGAGAGTGAAGGTGAGAGTCCAAGTCAGACTCCTCCTCGTCTTAAAGCTCTCTTCGTACTGGTCGTTGAGACGAACTGTATTCAAGATAATCGGTATGTCCATGACTACGTTCATCTCTGGTATCAGCTTAACTGTGCTCGTCCAGTCTGGAGTAAAGAACGGCAGTATCTGCTCGATGATCTTTGTGCCATCCTCGGCGTTCTTTACCATTATATTTAGCTCAAAGTCTATATTGTATGGTACGGGATTGTACTGATAGCTGATGGCATTTGGACTGGCAGAGTTGGCAGTCACAATCTTATTGACAGTAGGGAGCTTCCTGCTTCCATCGTATGATATCGACTTCATCTCGAATGACATGATCGGCAGCTGTACTGCGAACTGCCTGTCTATATTAGGGTCTGCTATAACGCGAGCTAGCATCTTGTCTTTTGGACCGTAGGCAAGCGGTACCTTAAGCACGGAGGTCACACTTCCGGCTTTACTCTTTCTGATGATGTGAACATCATTGAACAGGGTGCCGAATAAGATGACGTACTTGCGTATTGTGTCGAAATAAAATGTCTGGCCGAACATCAGAATACTCCCATCTCAGAGAAGGGATCTTTCTCAGTGAAGTCGACAAACCCATTCGACTCGGTCTGAACATCGCCTATGACGTCTATATTCGCCTGACTAGATGCTCCCTCAAATGTCTCTACGACAAGATAGTCACTGTCTTCTGTCATCAGGTAGTTTCCGTCTTCATCTAGTATCGTCCAGTCGAGAACATTCTCGCTGAACTTTGTCTGCATGATGTCTATCTCAGGGATGCCGGTGTTGAATACCTCACTCGAGTACTCGAATAACTCGCATGTCATCTCGTAGGTCTGCAGGGCTCCGAGCTGATAGAACATCTCGAACTTGTTCGTGAACTTGATCTGGAAGCACTTCCTGTTGAGCGGGAAGTATATGAGATCGCCCTCGTTCGGTCTGATCTGACCTGTTATAGTCTGGATCTCCTCGTTGAACGTCCTCTGCGCGACCGAGAACACCACCTGATCTCTGATCTCAAGACCGAACTTGCTCATGAAGTTGCCGTCGCCTGAGAACCCGTCGATGGACTTTATATACATGCAGACGAGTATGGCTTTCTCATATCGCGATGAGTCGTCTTCCGTATATAGATCGTCTTTATTAGCGATCACGCGAGGAATGTAGTACATGTCCTGCCCATAGATCGAGATGGCCTCCACTACGAGGTCCTCGAGCAGACGCTGCTCCTGTGAGCTCTGGAAATTATTGAAGAAGAAGCTCGACATGCCTGCCATGTTAATATATCATGTCGCTGACTGGAATGCTGTAGCTCTCGATCATCTCTTTCTCAAGCGCGGCTCTCTCTTGAACCGCCTCGTTGTAGATCTGCTGGCCGTTGAACGTCATGCCACCCGGTAGCTGCATTCCCTGGTACTTCTTGATGTTCTCTCCCCACTGCTGCTTTATCAGGCACGTGGCGTACCTAGCGAGCCAGCGATCGCCCCAGGTCTTGGTGTATACGTCTGGATCGATCACCTGATAGGCCTCGACGATGAGGTAGTTACCTACACTCAGCTTTCCCCAGTCCATGTCGATGTATAGCTTATTGACGTGTCGATTATAGCGGATAGGCTGCTTGCCGACGAGAATCTGCTCTAGAAACTGAATGTGCGTCAATGCCATGACGTACGGTACCATCGACACGGATGTCAGAGTGTACAAGTCGTTGAGGGCGATCTGATAGCGGATGTTGAACAGGTTGTTGGTGTTGAGAGAAGCGCCGACGTCAAAGATGTTTATCACGCCGATGATGTTGTCCGGCATCGTGATGTACTTGTTGTCTATGTCGGTCTGAGTTACAGGCCACTTGTAGTAAGTCTTATCGGTACCGTCGAAGTGATAGTCTGCAAAGTACAGGAGTGCCTCAGAGATGCGGTCGTCTACCTGATCGTCGTCGACGTTGATCTCGATGACGGGCTTACCCAGCTTGCGCAGGCAGTACTGCTTGAATGATTCTCTACTGGTAGGTATAGCCATAAGTAACTCCTGTTTATCAGTATTTATAAGTTACTTGATAACATACACGCGAACTTCGCCGCGAGATCCTGGTTGATTAGTAATGCCGCAGCCGCCGCCGCCTGGAGTACTAGAACCCGTAGTGCCATTGGCACCGTATCCGCCAAATATAGAAATACCAACGCCTGCGGTTGTTGTGCCCATGCCGCCGCCGCCGCCAAAGACAGAATTTCCAGCAGCTCCTGTCATAGCCGCACCTCCGGCTCCACCAAATATAGATGTTCCACCATTGCCGGCAACACCTCCGCTGGTACCGCCGCCGCCACCACCACCGAACGTGCTAATACCTCCAGCAGTACCAGAAGCACCGCCAAGTGGTCCTCCAGCTGTTCCGCGGCCGCCGTTGTTAAATGTACCGCCCCCTCCGCCGCCAAGTCCAGTACTGCCTGCTCCGCCGCCTCCGTACGCTAATAAAGTTCCAAAGCTAGAATTACTCCCGTTTGCTCCAGCCGTGCCGCCTGATCCAACTGTCACACTAGCAGAAGTTGCTATAGAGCTGTTAGACAATAGAAACATTCCCTGTTCATATCCACCGCCACCACCACCTGAGTTATTAGTCGAGTTATTTCCACCACCGCCGCCACCCCACATCATTACAAACACTGTTTCATTTCCAGATAAAAACGGCCGTATAAAGTTATTCGTGTCATTTAACGGATTAATCCAAGTTTGCGTAGTGGTTGAATCCGTAAAGATCTGAGTATTGACTATGGCACCTAGAGGAACAGATGCTCCTGGAAAGCCAATTCCATTCCAAGTAACACCGCTTAGAGTGAGAGATGGAACAGATATGCCATAGGGAGTTATGATGCTGGTATTACCGGTGTTAAACGTGTTAGAATTTACGTTGACTGTTCCGTATGTGCCAGTGCCAACTCTAATGGTCGTTGTATCACTGAATGCAAAGTTAGAAAAATCAGAAGTAAAAGTACTAGACCCAGGAGGCGCGTACGAGAATGTAAACCCACTTCCGCTAAACTCACAATTCATTATAATTCTTATTCCATAGTACTGACCCGCAACAAGATTAGCTGTAGCTATATTTGGTCCAGCACTTGAGTTGATGTTTAAGTTCGAGTACAAAGCATTGGCACTTTGAAGATACTGGTTAGTGCTGTTAGCAATGCCTAGACCGGCATTTGCTCCTAAAAATATACCTATTAAGTTATAAGCATAACTTGCGTCTGTAGACAGATTAAAAGACCACTGACCTGTTGTTCTCGGCAGCAAGTATCCAGTCCACATATAAGAAGTTGAAATCTGTACTCCATCAAGAGTATCAGAGCTATTATTCAAGCTTCTGAAGTCAAAATAAGTGGTATAACCTATGTTATTAGCATAGTAGTTGCTGTCGAAGATATGATTTATATTTCCATCCCCATACCAGCCGATACCTTGCTGTGCGTACTCTGTGAATAAAAGACCATTACTGAGAGGGCCAGAAGCGACCACAGACGGGCCAATAGACGTATTATTAGTATTAGCTATAGTCAAGCCATTAAAAGATAAGCTTGAAGAAGTTATGACAGAGTTAGATATATTTGCATTGGCTACTATTAATTGCATCTTATTATCCTACGTGTGTTATCCATACTCTGACCTCGCCGCGCGCACCTGCGCTATATGTGCTGACACCAGTGCCGCCTCCACCTGGAATACCTGCAAGTTGAGACGTATTAGCGCCCTTTCCTCCAAAAGTCGAAGTAGTAACAGCAAGAGCGCCTGTACCACCGCCTCCACCGTATATACTAGATCCGCCGGCATTGACACCAGTGCCGCCTCCGCCTCCTCCGTATACAGACCAACCGGCTGCGGTCGTATTATTAGATCCAGCGCCGCCGCCGAATGTAGAATTTGAAGAAGTGCTATTACCTCCTAGGGGACTTCCTCCAGTAACAACAGTGCTGTTACCTATTGCGCCCGCTGAAAAAGTACCGCCTCCAGATCCACCCGAAGATCCTGTGGTAGAATTTGCAAATCCACCGCCGCCGCCATATGCTGTGATAGAGAAAGTAGTGTTTGCATAGAAGATAGAGTTACCGCCAATACCTCCGTTTGCACCTGTAGTGCCTGCTGCCCCGCCTAGTCCCACTACAACGTTACAAGTGGCATTGCACTGGCTAGCTAGAAGATTAACCACAGTGCATCCGCCACCGCCGCCGCCGTTGTTTATGGTATTAGCAGACCCGCCACCACCACCACCCCACATCATTATTGTGATCAAGTCGCCGCTCGTCGTATTAGCTGGTTTAGTCCAAGTTCCATTCGCCGTGAACACCTGGTAGTTCGATGTATTACCAAGAGGTGCAGAGGGGAAAGACGTGTAGTTCGTTCCGTTGATAGTTATGCTGTTTGTTGATAGTCCGCTGGAATTTATAACAGAATTGCCAGCTGCTATAGAAGTGCTATTAATAACAACGTTGCCTACTGATATATTTTGATACGTCGTAATAGAAAGTGTCGGAGTATAACTTGACGGAGAAGTTCCAATTTCTAGCTGTGGACCCCAGATATACATTCCTGAAGTTCCATCGCCGGTGTATGTCTGATAAATTCCAGATACATCTGTTAAGTAGTACGAGAATACTAAATTCTGCTGGTTACTAACAGTAAACGGAACATAGACTCTATACCAACCGTTTCCAACATAAGTTGTATTTCCAAAGTAATTGCCGATAGCTGAACCATATGAAGTAGTAGTATAATACGCTCCGTTATTGAGAAGATCAAAATTATATCCAAGGCCATCAGTATAAGATATATCTTCGCACATAAGTTCCGCATAGCGCTTCTCTGCTGCCTTAAAGTACATGCTGAAGCAGATAGGAGTTGTGCCTGGCCAGCTTGGAAATGAAGATTGAGATACAGGGTTATTATAGTAAGATATATTGTGCCTGCTGTAGCTCGTGTCTTCTGTCAATTTATAGGCGGTGAGAGTTCCATCGGGAGCGATAGTCGCGTTGGCTGTTAATGTAACACCAGTTTGATTCCATGCTGCGCCGCTGAATGTCTTACTATATAAAAATCTATTCTCTCCGCCGCCTGCAGATATGGTCTGAGTGCTCGTAGTATTACCTATTACGAGAGTATTGGCTTGTATAGAACCGACATATACAGTCGTGGCATTTACCTGTGACATTAGTAGAGCTTCCTTAGTGTGTAGACACGAACTTCACCGCGTGCCCCGGTCGTGTTTGTCAATCCCGAACCTCCACCCCCAGGAACTGCAGCAGCCACCGAAGAATTTGCGCCAGATCCACCATAGATTGATTGGCCGCCGGTACCAGTAGTTCCCGCTCCACCGCCGCCTCCATATATAGATTGGCCGCCGGCGCCAGTAGTACCAGATCCACCTCCACCGCCATAAACTGAACCACCGGCTGCAGTTGCAGAAATTGTACCGCCGCCCCCACCAAATGTTGAATTATTAGACGCCGCAGAACCACCGACTGCGCCAAGAGGACCGCCACCGGTATTAGCAGTGCCCGCACTACTCCAGCCGCCACCACCGCCGCCTACAGTAGTATTCGCTGCGCCGCCACCGTATGCAGTTAGTAGATTGCCGATGATGTCAGAAATAGAGCTATTACCACCAGCGATACCAGCAGTGCCGCCGCCCCCAACAACTACGTTAGCAGTGTAACCAGCACCCGCGCCACCAAGACCCGGACCTTGATCGCCATAGATACCATATACCATAGCACCGCCACCACCGCCAAAACCAGTAGTTGTATTACCACCAGCCCCTCCGCCCCACATGTAGACAAAGTACAACTCGTGGCCCGTATTAGCCCAAGCCGGCCTCGTCCATTGTCCATTCGCGGTGAATATCTGTGTGTTGACCAACTCAGTTGTAAAGCTGA